CAGGCAACTCAGCAGCTAGAGGTATTGCCGCGCCCGATGTCATCCATATTGACGAGTTACGCGAATTTACCGATGAGGAAATTTGGTCATCAATGCGCTTTACTCAAATGAGTAATAAAAATCCGCAGGCAATAGTTTATTCAAATGCTGGACATGCTCAATCGGTTTTGCTTCTCAAGTTAAGGGAGCGAGGACTTGCAGCTTCTCAAGGCGGTGAGGATTCTATTGGTTGGTTTGAGTGGTCAGCCGAACAAGACAAGCCAATTAACGACATTGACGGGTGGTATCAAGCAAATCCATCTTTAGGCTACACAATTCATGAAGATAACATCAGAGATTCGCTATCAGATCGCGAGGACATTTTCCGGACTGAGGTTTTGTGTCAATTTGTTGACATGATAAATCCAGTCATCATCCCGAGCGAGTGGGCGAAGTGCAAGGACGAAAAAGTCAAACTCGATGTTGAAAAAGACACTTGGTTTGCTATTGATCTTAGCCCCGACCGTCAGCATGCAGCTCTCGTTGCAGGTCAGAGAATCGGCAAAGATAAATTTATGGTTTCCTTGCTTCAAACTTGGTACAACCCGATTAACCTGGATGACAAATTGCTTGCAAACGATGTCGCAACTTGGGTTCGTAAGTATCCCGTCAACACAGTGGCGTTCAGTAAGTCAACCGCAGCAGCAGTTGCCGCTAGGTTGCAACCTGCAGGTATTCCAATCCATGAAATCTCAGGAATCGAATATCAACAGAGCTGCGATGAATTTGTTTCGGCTATTTCCTCAAATCGTTTAGTCCATAAAGGTCAAGAGGAACTCGACAAGCAAGTTTTGTCTGCGGTCAAACTTCAAAGAGGTGATGGAGGTTGGGTCATGGGTCGATTAAAGTCAGGAATCGTTTGCGGTGGGGTTGCAGCTTCGATGGTGACTCATTTTGCGACACGGGCAGAAACGGAAGTTGACATTCAAGTCGGTTGACATAATGCTATAATTTGTCTAATGGCTCTGTTAGACTTTTTCGTTCCAAAGACTCCTGCTGCTCCTATCACAGTTGATGCAGCTTCAACTCCTGCGCCTTTTAACAATACAGGATCAATTTCACCTTTTATTTTTACATCCAGTGCAGCGACACGCGCTCAAGCAATGGCAGTGCCAACAATTGCACGCGCTCGAGGAATTCTTTGCTCAACAGTTGCATCATTGCCAATGGAGCAATACTCAAAACTTAATGGTTCGCATTTATCAACACCATCAGTAATCAATCAACCTGATCCACGCGTTCCTGGTTCTGCAATTTATGCATGGCTTGCAGAGGACTTGTTGTTTCATGGGGTTGGGTATGGTCAAGTTTTAGAGCAGTATGGGGACACAGGTCGCGTTCGTTCATGGACAAGAATTGCACCTGATCGCGTAACACAAAAGTTAAATCATTTACAAACTGAAATTATTGGCTATCAGGTTGACGGTTCTATTGTCCCAACTCAAGGCGTTGGTTCTCTTGTTGTTTTCTACGGTTTAGATGAAGGAATTCTTAATCGCGCAGGTCGCACAATTCGTGCGGCACATGCTTTGGAACAAGCTGCAGAAACTTTTGCGAAAGAGCCTGTTCCATTGCAGGTTTTGAAATCAAACGGAACAAACCTTCCAGCAGAACGCATTGCGAAATTGCTTGAGGCATGGCGTGCTGCTCGTCTAAATAAATCAACCGCGTTTCTTAATGCTGATGTCGAATTGCAAGCGTTGGGCATCGATCCAGCGAAACTCCAACTCAATGAGGCGCGCCAGTATGTCGCTTTGGAATTGGCTCGCGCTTGCAACCTTCCTGCATATTTTGTAAGCGCCGAAGCAACAAGCATGACTTATTCAAACACTTTGTCAGAGCGTAGAGGACTTATTGACTTCTCGCTTCGTCCAATTCTAACTGCAATTGAGCAACGCCTAAGCATGCCTGACTTTGTGCCATCAACAACAGAAATTCGTTTTGACCTGGATGACTTCCTTCGTGGAAATGCGTTGGAGCGTGCTCAGGTTTATCAAATCCTCAACACAATCGGTGCAATGTCAGTCGAACAAATTCAAGAAGAAGAAGATTTAATTGACAATGGAGAAAGAGCATAAAATGAAAATAACAATGCCAGTTACACTTACTGCATCCGATGCTGAATCACGCATCATTGCCGGTCGAATCGTTCAATGGGATGCGGTAGGAAATACATCCGCAGGGCAAACAAAATTCCTTGAAAATTCAATCACATTGGGTAAGGACACAAAACTAGTTTTAGAACATCAACAAACAAAGCCAATTGGCAAACTTGTTGAATGGTCACAGGATGAATCAGGTATCACTGCCTCATTCAAAATTGCAAAAACAACTGCAGGAAACGATGCACTTGAAGAAGCTGCAACAGGACTTCGATCAGACTTTTCAGTCGGAGTTCAGGTTGACTCATGGTCAAACGACAATGGAGTTATGGCAATCACTGCCAGTTCTCTCGTAGAGGTTAGCCTTGTTACATCAGGAGCAATCCCAGGCGCTGAAGTGCAAAAAGTAGCTGCAGTAGATACACCCGAAGTTTCTGAGGAATCTCAGGAAGTTACACAATCCAATCCCGAAGGAGAACAAGTGTCAGACACTACCGTTCCAGAAGCATCTGCCGCAGAAACGGTAGAGGCTGCTAAGGTTGAAGTAAAGGCTGCAACAGCACCTTACATTTCAACAACTGTTCGCAATCCAATCGTCGACAAGGCTTCATACTTGGAGCACTCAGTTCGCGCAAAGATGGGTTCTGAAGAATCACGCATGTTTGTTGCAGCAGCAGCAGATGTTACAGATAACGCAGGACTTGTCCCAACTCGTCAACTAACAGAGGTCATCAACGGCATTTCAAACGCTGATCGTCCATGTATTGACTCAATTTCTCGTGGTGCTTTGCCTGATGCAGGTATGTCATTCGAGATTCCTAAAATTACTGTTGCTCCAACTGTTGCAATCGCAACTGAAGGTGGAACACCATCAGAGACAGACCAAAACGCAGCTTTCGTAACTGTAAATGTTCAAAAGTTTATTGGTCAGCAAACATTCTCACTTGAATTGCTTGATCGCTCATCACCAGCGTTCTTTGCAGAACTCGTTCGTCAAATGGAGTTTGCTTACGCAAAAGCAACAGATGAAAGAGTTGCAACAATTCTTGCAACAAACGGAACAGATGGCGGAAACCGTTCAATCACTGACGGTTCAGATGTTGCTGATTTCGTATCCGATGCAGCAGTTTCAATTTACACAAACACACTCGGATTCGGACAAAACATCATTGTCTCACCTGCACAATGGGGCGTTCTCATGGGCTTGGTTGACACTGCAAAGCGTCCAATTTTCCAACAGACAATTAACCCACAAAATGCAGGCGGAGATTTAACTGCCACTGCAGTTCGTGGAAACCTTCTCGGACTTAACCTCCGCGTTTCTCGTTCATTCTCAGGCACAGGCGATAACTCAATGATTATCGTTAACCCTGATTCTTACACATGGTACGAGTCACCTCGTCTATCATTACAGACAAATCTCATCTCAACAGGTCAGGTTCAAGTCGGTTACTACGGTTATGGCGCAGTTGCAACAAAGATTGGCGCAGGCGCATACCGTTACATGGTTGCATAGTCACAAACTAATCATGAGGGGGAGGTTGCTCCCGATCTCCCCCTCAGCCGTTTAACAGAGAGGAACACTAATGGCATCGATCGTCACAGTTGCAGAACTGCGCTCAATTCTTGGGGTTAGTGTTTCTCTCTACTCGGATGCTTATCTTACAGATGTAATAGATACTAGCGAGGCGGTAATTTTGCCTATGCTCGTAAAGTACGCATCGCCTATTTCAAAAGTGCAGCTTGAAAATAATGTTGCTACTTATGCCGTTCTTGGAAACAATAATTTTTCAGACGGTCAAAGCGTTGTAATCACTGGTTGCGGTTCGCCTTTCAATGGCACATTTACAATCCTGGAATCCAGCAACATTGATTTTGACGATGTTATTATTAACTCAAATCAAAGAATTTTTATTGATGGACTTTACAAAGATTTCAGTGCCTTCTTCACAGTTTCTATCACCAATGCAGACATTTCTGAACGCAATGTCATCCCATCAGGACTTGCAACCCTTTCAGGTGCGGCAACTTATGTTGGTGTGCCAGCAGTCGAATCTGCCGTTTTGGCAGTTGCAGTTGAAGTGTTCCAATCCCGAATTGCCCCAGGTGGACAAATCGAGGGTGTAGATTTCACATCAGTTTCACCTTATAGACTCGGGCGGTCACTATTCAACAGAGTTTCGGGGTTGCTCGGCCAATACCTCGATGTTGAAACAATGGCTCAATAATGCCAGCATCAACAATTCTTTCGTCAATTCGTCAGCCTCTTGCAACCGCACTCGGTGGTGTTGCAGCTAATGTTTACGCCTATGTTCCCGAAGCGCCTCAAGTGCCTTTTTGCGTAACAGTTCCTGACTCACCTTATTTAGAATTACAGACAATCAATAAGTCAACCTTGCACGCAAAGATAAATCTTGTCATTTCAGTTGCGGTTGCTTACAACTCCAATCCAGCAAGTTTGGACAATTTGGAGCAGCTACTCATGAGCGTTCTCGCCGTGATCCCTGTTGGGTACACGATCGAGTCGGTTGAAAAACCAACAGTTACTCAAGTCGGCCCATCAAATGTTTTGGTGTCCGATGTCCGAGTTTCCACTTACTACACACAAACAACCTAAAGGAAAATAAATGGCAACGACAGTAATAACAGGTCGCGACATTTCTTTGTCGTTCACAGGTGGAACAGACATCGAAGCGCAAGCGACATCAGCAGTTC